TCACGCAATGTCATGTCCTTGAGCCTGCCCTTTAATAGCATCTCGCACATTTCATGGATAAGTGTTCCTGTAGCCGCGGGGATGCCTACCTTGTATTCTGCTGAATAGTTTAGGTACGCGCTCGCTGGACATTTAAACCAGCGATCTGAGGATGAAGGGCTAAATATTGCGTGAGCCATTGGAAATGTATGAGCTTTCTTCTAATTGCTTGATCTCTGATAGATCATAAAGAACTTTACCACCGATCTTATAATAGTTAGGGCCTTCATCTTTGCCGCGTAAATTTTCTAGTGTTCTTGGGCTTTTGCCCCAGCGTTTAGCTAATTCTTGCGTGTCAATAAATACTCTATCCACTTGCGCGTTAGTATCTGTCATTTCCTAATACTCCCTTTTTGTATCTGAATGTTGTTAAATTTACACTAAAGTTATATGATATGCAAATATATTTATAAAAAAGGAGAAGAATATGAGTATAGATAATGCAACGCCAGAGGAATGGGATCAAGCAATCGATATGCTTGCGATCAATAACCAGGTAGGTGGCAATCATTATAAAGGCAATGGCATACAACCTATTGAGTATATTTACGCAAATGGATTGTCATGGTCAATGGGTAATGTATTAAAACTTATTACCAGAGACAAGGTTGATAAGATTGAAGACTTACTTAAAGCCAAGCATTACATTGACCTTGAACTACAGCTTGTACATGGTGTAGACGGAGAGGGTAATAAATTAGGCCAATACTCTAAGGAGGTAAAGGTCTAGGAGTAAAGCAATGAACTTGTTTGATTTTGAAGATCCAGTTCTAAATGAGAGGAACAACAATACGCCTGTTTATGTAAACAGATACATTGCGCGTTCCTTGATAGATGTAGCTGGATTGGAAAATAAAGATCCTCAAGCTTTAGCGGAGTATTTCCTGCAATTAGGAATTAACTCCGTTAAGCATTACAAGGATCAAGAAGTTGTATTTGATATTAAGAATCTTTAAGCAGCTCTAAAAACCCCTGCCATCTGGCGTTTTAAACACTCTTGCGCAAAACATAGCATCATTGACATTTGACTTGTGTAGTTTCGTGTGTTATAATGTGTTATTGTTAACCATTAATTTAGGGGAAACCCAGGAGAGAAATAATGGAAAATTATAATATAGAGTCCGATATCATGGACAAATTAAACCTTGAAGAGAAACCAAAGCTGCAAGTCGGGGATACCATTCTGACTGTTTGGGATGGCATGAATCCTGGCGGAAGGAAATGGTGTGAGCGTGAAGAGGTGAATGTTACAGACATTCCCGAAAACGATTTAATTCAATGCACCAACAATGTGTTATACGCTTCATTTGCGAAAGATAAATTTCAGCTCATTGGCGTTAACTCTAATGGTAAGAATTATTGGCTAGCACCTTGCCATGACAATAAACCTGAAAATAGCTAAACCAACAAGCCCCTCTTTATGAGGGGTTTTTTTTGTCCAGATCTTTTAATATGTCTTTGATGTTTTTAACAGCATCATTGTTCTTCATGTGTTCATCAACGATGGTTAGTTGAGCTTGGTCTAAGGGTTTGGAAAAGACCACATTTCTGTGCGGTACTGCTACGAAAGCAAACACATCTATCTCATTATTTTTATATTGTCTGTGTTTTGCGTGTTGGCCTTTACGCATATCAAACCGCCAATTACCTCTGCACTCTTCTATTGCAGATTGCGTTTTAACTTGGCACTTATACAGCTTTAGGTTGTGTTCAAAGATGATGTCTGCGGATGCGTTGTGTGGAACGATGGTTACTGTGTCAGAAACCAGAGAGAGTATTGCTGCTGCGAAATATTCACCAAAACGACCAACTCGTTCTGTTGCTTGGGGCATGGGTTATTCGGCGGGTATTGCCACCTGTGTGTTGCCAAAAGAATATGGTTGTTCTGCTTGCTGATCTCTAAAAGGAGAAATAATATTTATTGCTTGAATAGTTTTGTTTACAGCTGCTTTAGAACTGGGGTTTTTTCTACCAAGCTCAACTAATAGCTTGGTTGATTCTGGGTTAGCCATGATTCTGCCAAGATTATCAAACGCGTTATTGGCCCTAAGTTCGCTATATTTTGTTGAAAGCCTTACAAGAGGATTAAATGTTTTTGCCATAGCCAAATCTTTTGCAAGAGTTTGCTTTGCTATTCCCTGAACATCAAAACCAGGTTTGTTGATATTAGATATTCTTCCAGTTCTTTCTAATATGTTAAGCATATTTTCAAAACCAACTTTTAAGTCTTTTCTGCTAACATTTTGAGCATCTGCTACATTATCAATTACTGCTAAAAAGTTTTCTCTTTCTTTCTTTTTTCCAGCTACCGCTTTTACCAAATTAAAACCCTGCTTTAAATCAGCGCCTTGTTTATTAATTCCAAAAGAATTATTAATGGCATTTCTAAAGTAGACATTTGCTATTTCTATAGTAGCTTGTGGATTTGTTTTGTTTAAAGTAGATAGTGTGTCGTTAATATCCTTTTTATTTGCTTGTTTGGGATTAAAAACAAAATTTTCTATTTTGGTTAAATTTATTTTTTTCTTTGATAAAGGCAAAACATTTGCCTCAACAACCTTAACCAAACTATCTGAAAGTTCAGCAAATTTTTCATTACCAGCCTTGTATGCTGGGTTAGTATTTAGCGCACTACCCAGTAAATCTAATGCGCCAGTCTCATCTACATTGTAAAGTTTTGGTCTTAAATCTTCTATAACAAACCTTTCTCCTCCAGTGACTAATTCTTTATTTGAAGCGTCTACTTCTTTTTTGTATTGTTTATAAGTAGAACTCAAATTATTAATATTTGTTTCTGGAATGATCTCTATAATTTCTTTTGTTTTTTTGTCTCTAATTACTTCTTTGGTTAATTGGTCTTTTATGTTTTGTAATTTACTTGCGCTCGGGCTATTTAGGGGAACAGAAATAGAATCAATCCCATCAATAATATCTAATACTGTTTCTGGCGGCAAAGTTTCTGTATCCGCAATTTTATAACCAGCTTCTTGAGCTTTATTGGTTCTTGTTTTTCTTGCTTGTTTAACAGTGGTTTTTGCAGTATCACCAATCATTTTAAAAATAGCTCTTTGACTTTCTGGTAATGAAGAAATTTTATTAGCTTGTTTTTCTACTAAATCTTCTACTTTTTTAGGTCTATTTTTTATGGCTTGATATATATAAGCAGAACCTAAATCAGACTTTAAAACATCTTCTGTGATTTGTGCAATCATTTTGTTATCTTTAAAAGTTTCACCAGGCAATAATTTAATGCCAGCTATTTTTGCAGCATTTTCTAAATCAATAGCTTTTGAAATTTCTTTTTCAGAAGTTCCAATCAAAGATCTTTCTGCTAATTTAGCTGCTTTTGATGGGCCGCCTAAGAACCCTGCTGTTAGCATTGCTGGTATTGTTACGGCACTTGCAAGTCCAGGGCTGTCACTTGCAGACTCAACTGTTTCATATAATGCGCCGCCACCTAGACCTAAAGCGCCGCCAAATCTTCGAGCAGCTTTGGTTTTACCCGTCACGCCTGGTGCGGCAAACTCTATTCCTGTTTGAAGATATCTTCCAACACCTGTTTGAGGTTTATACTCTGCCGCGCCTTTTAATGGCGGTACAATTTTTTCAGTTATATCTCTAAGCTGTGCAGATGTAAAAAAAGCTTGAGTTGGTTGAACTTCTTTGCCAGTAAATATTTCTGCTACAGGTCTTGTCATTATTGGTGGTAAATATTGTTGACCAAGTTTTTCAATATCACCAGGAAAACCAGCTATATAAGATAATCCTTTGTATAATCCAGAGCCAGCTGATTTTGCGTAATCTAATGCTGTTTGTGGTTTTGTTAGCTCAGGTTGTGGTGCAATATCTTGTCCAAGACCTACTTGCTGGTAAAAATCATTTATTGGAATATCTGAATAGTATTTTCCATGCAAACTATCTACAAGTTGTTTGTCAGATAGGTCACTATATTGAGGATATTTAGCCCTGACTTCCTGTATGGTTATCATTATCTAATTCCTAGTGGGTCAGCAGTTCCTGTTGTTGCAAATGGGTTTACAAAAGATGAAAGATCTCCAAGAGCATCATACTTTCCTTGCAATTCTGGGTTTACACGCAATATAGCATTTTTTTCTATATTAAATTCTGTTTGTATTCTATTAGTAATATCATTAAACAAAGCAATTTTTTGTTGCGCATTAAACCCCTTGGAAAGCATATCTATTGCATTTTGAAAATCTCTATCTGACAAACCTTTTCCTTCTTGCCCCTTTGATGCAGAAAGTGCAAAAGCCATATCTATAATTCTTGATTCTGTTATGCCAGTTGCTGAAACCAAATTATCTATTTCTTTGCTCCAGTTTCTCTTAGAGTCATACGATGTTTTTGATTTTGTAACATCATTATAAACTGCTGAATTTTTACCTTTTGTAACAAGATTATCAAAACCTTTTACATTAGATTCAATAAATGAATAAACTTTTGCTCCGCCGCTTACAATGTCATTTGCAACTTGTGGATTTGCAGCTAATATTTTTGCAGTATCACTTAACCCAGTTATTAATATTTCACTTGCAATAAATTTTTCAGTAATTGGAGAGAATGATTTATCTAATCTTTCGGTTGGAGAATCTGCTGCTTTTTGACCAGTTCCAAGATTTTGTAATTTAGATCCAAGTGGCAAAGTTCCAGCTTTTTTTCGTTTTA